AAACAAGGTACATTGTCTATGTATATGGTCACAAAATGAGGTCAATGTTTGTTAGGTTTAGCCCAGTGTTTATAGGCTACGCAACATAATACATATTATAGGACAATGGTTAATTAGGGGGGGTTTAATGTTGACCCCCTTGTGATGTGATGTGTACCCTCAGAAAATATGCTGTTAAAGGGTGTACTATATATTGTGGTACTACATATAGTGGTGTACTAAATAGAGTATATTTCACTAATAAAGAAGATTGTGAAAAAAATTTATCTATCTTTACTGTTTATGATTTATATAGAACAGCTAACCCTGTGTCACTCCCTCCCAAACCAGAATGAACTAAAAATAGTAACAAATAAATAATGTGAAGTAATAGCCTATCACGCTAGTTACCATGGTCCTGCTAATCCACTTGATTAATAAAGTATGGTCAAGAATCCTTTTCTTAAAGCAGGAAGGACTCCTTGCTTGTTTTCTTACTATAACACCTTTTACTTTAAATGCTAGTATTTGTGTAATGGGGTTTTTGTAGTAGTAGGAGTTTCCTCCTTTCGCCTACGAGCAATCATACAGAAACCCCATAGATTTACTTGATTATATACAATATGTGGTATACTTTTTGTATCAAGAAAGGCATGAAGTCTTTATCCAACCTTCTGGTTGTTTAGACAATCTTCATAGCCCTCCTTTCTTTGTTTGTGTGGTACACGCCTCACGCAAGTGAGGCAGTACTGCTTATAAAAAAATTTTTTTTAACCCCCCAAATAAATTATTTTATTATAATGTTTTTACCTAAGGAAGTCTTAGGTATCGTATATGAGGATATACGATTAGAAAAAAAGAAAGATAGCTTTTCATATAGGACATTTGTGATTCTGTAAGATAGTTTTATTTCGTTTTTTTTCATAAGTAACAGTTTGGACACTGATACGAGCAGAACCTCACCTCGGTGGGGTTTTGTGCTATAGTGATGATTATGTATATGAAAAAGAAAAAGAAAAAAAATAAAGGCAAAGGCAAAAAGAAACTAGGTTACTAATGGCTACATACCAGGGTAAATCTGTCACACTTAACAAACCTTCACGCATTAGCAAAGGTGAACCTGGGTATGGAAGAAAAAAATCTAAAGTCTATGTAAAAAATAAAAGTGGCAAAGTTGTCAAAGTAATGTTTGGTGACCCTAACATGGAAATAAGAAAAGATAATGCTGAAGCAAGGAAATCATTTAGAGCAAGACATAAATGTGACACTGCTACAGATAAAACAACACCAAGATACTGGTCTTGCAAAGCGTGGTGAATTATGAAAGTTAAAGGTGTTGATGTAACTAAGTTGACCAAGAGTCAACAGAATGCTATGAAAAAACATTCTAAGCATCATACAAAAAAACACATACAGTATATGACTAACTCTATAAAAAGAGGTAGTACATTTAATCAAGCACATAAAAATGCACAACAGAAAGTAGGTAAATAATGGCTGCTAGAAAAGGTTTGTATCATAATATAAACAAAAGAAAAAAAGCAGGTACAAGTAGGTCTAAAAAGAACTCTACTATAAGTCCTAAAGCGTATGCCAACATGAAGGCAGGTTTTCCTAAAAAAAAGAAAAAGAAAAAATAATTGATTGACATACCATGTCCTAAGTGTGGGGTGGTATTAAGACCAAGGGATAAAATGAGATGCAAAAATAAAAAGTGTGATGGATACAAAAAATAAAAAATTATGTTACGCAGCAGGTTGTCATAAAGTATTACCACCTAAAGCTAGAAAGTTTTGTAGTGAAAGATGTCGTAACAGAATTAACACACAAAAGAAAAGAGCAAAGAAAAAAGGTGTTGAGTGGACACAAGAAGAAGATGTTTTAAATATACCTAGTCAAAAAAATGTACAGACTCGTAGAGGTAAAGTCTATGATGATTTGAAAGAGTCTGGTCTTGGTAATGAAATACTTATAAAAAAAATGACATTATCAGATGTAGCCAAAGTTTTAGATGTATCTGTTGCCTCTGTATCTATGGCTTACAATGCTTTTTTAGAAGATTTAGAAAATGAAAAACTACAAGAATCTTGGTCACCAGTAGAGTCAGAACAAACAATAGAACATTTTAAAGAATTTAGAAATAGATATTTTCAAACAGAACAAGGTGTACCTTATGACACACCAGAGTTTCATACTAGATGGATAAAAGCAATATTATCTTCTATAGATAATGGTGAACAACAAATGATACTGTCACCACCTAGACATGGTAAAACAGATTTACTTATACACTTTGTTGTTTGGTTAATTACACAAAATCCAAATGTAAGAATTTTATGGGTAGGTGGTAATGAAGACATAGCTAAGAACTCTGTTAGCTCTGTTATGGACCAACTAGAAAATAATGAATTATTAATAGAAGAGATATGTGGACCAGGACCAAAATTTAAACCACAAAACAGAAGTGGTAAGGCTTGGTCATCTACAGAGTTTACTGTAGGTACTAGAACAGTCACAGGTATTAAATCACCTACAATGGTAGGTATAGGTCGTGGTGGTAAGATTCTATCTCGTGACTGTGACATAATTATTGGAGATGACATTGAAGACCACAGTTCTACAATGCAACCTGCATCAAGAGAAAACACAAGAAACTGGTGGACTACTACACTATCAAGTCGTAAAGAGGAACATACAGCCATGATTGTTATTGGTTCAAGACAACATTATGATGACCTTTATTCACACCTAGTTGATAACGAATCTTGGAAAACTATTGTAGAAGAAGCACACGATAGTGGATGTAACAAAACAGATTGGGAAGAAGATGACCATGTAGATTGTATGTTGTGGTCTGGTAAAAGAACTTACAAGTGGTTAATGGATAGAAAGAGAGCAGCAGAAACTACAGGTGGTAGGGCTATATACGAAATGGTTTATTTAAATGTTGCTATGCCTGATGGTCTAGCTTTATTTGATAGAGAAGAGATAGAAGCATGTCGTAATCAAAAAAGAGATATTGGTAATGTACCACATGGTACAAGACTTATTGCAGGATTAGACCCTGCATCTACAGGTTATCAAGCAGCATTCTTATGGGCATACGAACCTGTAGAAAACAAATTGTACATGGTAGACATGAACAATAACCTTGGTGGTGGTATTCCACAAGCATTAGAAATAATGAAAGAATGGTGGATGAAGTATAACTTATCACACTGGGTTATAGAAGAAAATGGATTTCAAAAAGCAATACGACAAGATAAAAGCATAAGAGAGTTTGCATCAGGTCATGGTATATTTTTAGAAGGTCACGAAACACATAAGAATAAATTTGACCCTATGTATGGTGTTACAGCTATGCGACCAATGTTTCAAGAACAAAATATTTCTTTGCCATATCTTGGATTTGAAGCCCAAGAAAAGGTAAACTTATATACAAGTCAGTTAGTATATTTCAGTTCTGCTAGAAACAAAAGCAAAACAGTAGGTACAAAAACAGACATAGTTATGGCTAGTTGGTTTCCAATGAGAGCTATAAGAAGAATGCAAAAAGAAAGATTTGCAGAATTAGGATATGACTATAATCCTAGCTTTTCTGGGTATGAACCTAGTAATATGGATATAGATAATTGGAGTTAAATGCCTTTAGATAGCGATAAATTATACGACAGAATAGATTACCTCAGAGTAATTAATCAAGAACAAATGGTTGATAGGTCTAGGATTCGTGACATTATGAATGGTGGTGAAGCTGCAGTAAAAGCACTTCTTGGTAATTCAATTAATGTTGAGTATCACGAGTTACCTGCACCCAACATGTTTCTTACAGCACTAGAAAGATTTGCACAAAAATTAGGTAGAAGTCCAGATTTAAAAGTAGATATAGTTAATGAGAAAGACAGCGAGAGAGCTAGAAAAAAATCAGAAAAACTTGAAAGAATAGTTACTTCATACGACAAGTTTCAAAAATTACACATGCAGTTACCACAAGCTGCAAGATGGTTACCAGGTTATGGATTTGTAGCATGGACTGTAGGACATAAACGAGATAAAGATGGTAACCCATATCCTTATGCTGAATTACAAGACCCTTTTACTTGTTATCCAGGTATATTTGGAAATGACCAACAACCAAAAGAATTAGCAATAATTCGTAGAGTTCCACATAGAGTATTAGCTGACCAATACCCAGAAGCTAGAAAATATATATTTGCTAAAGAAGAAAATGATGATGGATTTCAAAATCCTTATTCTGCACTTATGGATAGTTCAGATAGAGCATCAAGTTGGGCAAACTCTACAGGTCATGGAAAAGTTGTAGTTGAGTATAGAGATGAAGAAGGAACATACGTATTCCTACCTGAAAATAAAAAGATAATAGATTTTATGCCTAACGTATTAAAGTCAGGTCCTTGTTTTGTTGTAGCTAAAAGATATGCGTTTGACCAAATGCAATCACAGTTTCAACACATTACAGGTCTTATGTCTAATATGGCAAAAATTAACATACTTGGAACTATTGCTATGGAAGATGCAGTATTTACAGAAACAAATATTGTTGGTGAGATTGAATCAGGTAAATATAGAAAAGGCAGATTTGCTGTTAACTATCTAACACCAGGTTCGCAAGTGTCTAAGCCAGTCAACAATTTACCATATCAATTATTTCAACAAGTAGATAGGCTTGAACGACACTTACGATTAGGTGCAGCATATCCAGTATCTGATGATGGACAATCTCCTAACTCATTTGTTACAGGTAGAGGTTTAGAAGAACTAGGACAATCTGCATCATTACATGTTAGAGAATATCAAACAGTCTTAAAAGAAGCATTACAAGAACTAGATGCTAAAAGATTAGAATATGATGAAGTAATGTTTGGTAGTGTTCGTAAACCTATTGCAGGTAGGCACAAAGGAACATCTTACAAAGAATCTTATACACCATCAACTGACATATCAGAAGTTTACGAAACTAGAAGAGTGTATGGTGTGATGGCAGGGTTTGATGAGCCACAGAAAATAATTACAGGGTTGCAATTAAAACAACAGGGAATTATTGATACACAGACATTACAAGAGAACATGGATGGATTAGACAACATTACTAAGATACAACAAAGAATATCTGCAGAAAA